AAATCTCAACATGGAGGAGAAAGAGAGATTCATGTGCTAGAATTTATGGCAAGAATTGTACAATATTTTGTTGAATTGGTTTCTCGCACAATATGTTCTTATTTTCCGTCTGAAACAACTGTGAACCCAGACACCAAAGATAAGTTTGTTAAAGAACATTATGCAAAGTCAAAAGAGATGTTTGGTAACAATTTCACAACAGTCTCGAAGTCTGCTGATGCAACTACTTGGTGTCAATTCCACCATTCTAGTCATTTTGCTGCTATGTTCCAAGCAATTCTTCCAGAGGAATTGAAAGAATTCACTCTAAGTGCATTGTCTCTATGGCCAAGGAAAAGACTATCCTTCCCGCTAAAGCAAGCATCTAGTTTAGCTGCTAATATAAAGCTTCAAACTAGCAATGATGTGTACATGAAATTTAAGGAAGAATTTGAGAAGGGCGAAGGAATGTTTGTAAATGCAAGAGGGAACTTGATTGAAATCATTTCTGGCATGTTTCAAGGAATTTTGCACACAACTAGCTCCTTATATCACACCATGATTCAAGAAGTGATGAAACAAGTTCTGATAAATGCTTGCAAGGGAAGATTGAGAATGGATAAGGTATTGATAACAATTTGCCAAGGAAGTGATGATTCGGGCTGTATGATATCTGTACCAGGGAAGCCGACCCTTAAAACTATGCAGATGTTGAAAAGGTTGTTGTTATGGAAAGAGCGAGTTTCTCCTTATTTATCTGTTTTTTGTAATGAAGCTAAAAGCTCAATAGGGACTCATGACCTAATTGAATACAATTCAGAATGGCATGTTAGACACATGATAATAAAGCCAACTTTCAGATGGGTTAGTGCTAGCCAAGAGTTATCAGTAACTGAACGGTTTATAGATAGATTTAGAATCTATAATAACATGATCACTGATTGTCTTACAGGAGGAGCTTCTACATTAGAATGTGCAGTTATACAGTTATTCCAAGCCACAATGCATTATTCAATGATGGGCATGCTAAGTAAAAGGAACCTTCAAGCTAAACAGAAATATCTTGAGTTATGCATTGAGAATCCTGAC